AACACCCTTATACAGGGAGAAACGCCGATCGCCTTTCTGAACAAAATTCAGAAGGTCGCATACACCTTGAACACCTTTATCGTAGAAGTGGCTGAACACTTTGAACGTAAAGGAATTAAGGTAGGTAAATTTATCCCTATTGTAGAGATCCCACTACCTCCCAAGCCTGCTGATATAGCTGACAACGCAACGTCACGTAAAGCTTATAGAAGAGCAGCAGCGGAGGTTTGTAACCTAAACGCACAAGCATTTCAGAAGTCATGTCGTACACGTATGACAATGAATGCAGTGAAGATCTTCAAGAAGCATGCTAAGTTCTTTATTCCATGGTCGTTTGATTATCGTGGACGTGCTTACCCTATCCCTGCATTCCTGACACCCCAGGATACAGACTTCGGTAAGTCACTACTTAAGTTTCATGTACAGTCGTATATGACACCTGAGGCAGAGAAGTGGCTAGCATTTCAAGTAGCTACCACCTTTGGTCTCGATAAAGCGACCATGAAAGAACGTCAGCAATGGGTACAAGACAACAAAGATCTTATCTCTCGTGTCGCTGAGGATCCTATACGGAATCTTAGTGATTGGGATGAGGTCGATGAGCCTTGGCAGTTCCTGGCTGCATGTGAAGAGTATTACGCTACGTGTATTGCATGTAGCAGACAATGGACTAACCTGCCTGTAGCTACAGACGCTACGTGCAGTGGTCTCCAGATCCTCGCTGGCCTTGCCAGGGACGCATCAACTGCTAAGCTAGTTAATGTGCTGCCCTCCAGTAAGCCACAGGATGCATACAAAGTGATTGCAGAAGCTGCACTTCCTAACGTTCCTGACTCAGTGAAACCTCACATGTGTCGGAAAGTTACAAAACGTACAGTGATGACGGTCCCTTACAATGCAAAGCCTTTCTCAAATCGTGGCTACATTCGTGAAGCCTTGAAGGAGAAAGGTGTCGAAGTTTCAAAAGAAGATTTGACTGCCACTGTCAATGCTGTACGTGGTGCCATGGATCAAGTTGTTCCTGGTCCCATGAAAGTAATGAAGTGGATTGAAACTGAGGTCGGTAAGGCTATCGATCGTGGTCTCACGAAGTTAACGTGGACCACACCATCAGGTTTCAAGGTTAGTCAAAAGCTCATGAAACCAGAAGTGCAGGATCTAAATCTACAACTGCTTGGCAGATGTAAGATTAAGATTCGTACAGGTGATAGCAACAAGGTAGATAAGTCCCACCATAAAAACGCAACTGCGCCCAATCTTATCCATTCCCTCGATGCCTCACTCTTACACCTTTCTGCACTCCGCTTCGACGCTCCGCTGGCCCTCATACACGATTCGGTTTTATGCCGTGCTACTGACATGGATGTACTATCAACCATCGTTCGTGAGGTATACATGCACCTCTTTGCGGAGCATGACTACTTAACATCCTTCGCACACCAAATCGGTGCGGAGACAGACCCACCGATCATCGATACGCTTGAACCGCGTTTCGTGATTGACTCCACCTACTTTTTTTGCTGATGTCTCGTAACACTATTGTCACTGAACAGCCCGTTATGCTGGAAGGCTTCCAGGCTGTGATGAAACCGGGTAAGTTCGGTTACAACCTCAAAGCTGTCGTCGGTCAAGATGTGATTGACAAGCTCGAAGCCGAACGTCCTGACAGCCTGAAGTGGGCTGAAAGTAAGCTGAAAAATCCTAAGCGATCCGTGCTCAAGCCTGAGCCCTGGGAAGAAGTCGCTGATGGTAAATACACTATCAAGTTCTCCTGGAATGATGAGACCAAGCCTCCTGTGGTTGACACTGAAGGTACGCTCATTGAAGACGAAGACACTCCGCTTTACGGTGGTGCAAAGGTTAAGCTCGCATTCTTCCAAAAGCCTTACGTGCTCAAGGATGGCGTGACTTATGGCACCAGCTTGAAGCTCAAGGCTGTGCAAGTTATCTCGCTGGCTAATGCTGCTGGCATTGATACCGGTGACATGGATGACACTGACGTGCAAGAACTGTTCGGTAAGACACAGGGATTCAAGGTCGGTGAGCCTAAAGTTACCAATGATGCTGATGAGCCGGAGACTGACTTCTGATGGTTGAATTTTTTGTATCCAAGAACACCGACATGGGCCTGTATGAAGGAACCCTGACGGTTGAACTTCCTAAGATCACGGTAACACGATTCAAGGCTGACAAAAACGATTTCAAATACGAAATGCGTCGTGCAGTCAGTGAGATCGTTGAGGAAATTATTGAAAAGAACATCGAAGACTAATGGCTTTCCGATCCGGGCTCGAAGAGAGGGTTGCTGATCTTCTCGTCGAGCTGGGTGTTAGCTATGAGTACGAAAGCACTAAGGTCCCATACCAAATCCTTCACAACTACACGCCAGATTTCTGTTTACCCAACGGGATCTGGCTTGAATGTAAGGGGTATTGGGACAGTGCTGACCGGCGTAAAGTCAAGGCAGTGGTTGAACAAAACCCTGACATTGATTTACGTATGGTGTTCCAAGCACCCTTTAATACAATCTCTAAAAAATCGAAGACGACTTATGCCAAATACTGCGATAAGCTTGGCATCAAATGGACGTCCTTCGCTAATATCCCATTAGACTGGCTTATATGACCAGCGAATTTGTACGGCACATGCCGTGTCCCGCGTGTGGATCGTCTGATGCGAATAGCTTGTACTCAGACGGTCACACGTTTTGTTTCAGATGCTACACTCATTCACATACCGACGGTGATACCGTTGTTCACACTCATCAAATGCAAAATGTCACACTACAAGGATCAGCCGGACGGCTGCAATCAAGAGGCATTTCACAGAAAACATGTGAGTTTTTCAAAACGTACAAAGATGGCGACATCTTACGACACTATTATTTTGACAGCTCTGGCAAACCTGTCGGAGCGAAGGTACGCACAGCTGATAAGCAGTTCCGCTGTGAAGGAGAAGTAAAGACCCTTTTTGGCATGCAGAACTTCAGGCATGTCACAAGCGGTAACAACAACAAGCGCCTTATCATTACTGAGGGTGAAATGGACGCCATGAGCGTCTGGGAAGCCCAACCAGATTGGCCAGTTGTATCGATTCCAAACGGTGCAGCCGCGGCCAAGAAAGCGATCCAAAACAACTACGAATGGATCAACTATTATGATAAGATCGTCCTGTTCTTCGACAGCGACGAAGCCGGCCAGAAGGCGGCCCAGGAGGCTGCCGGTGTCCTACCACCTGGCAAGGTTTTCATCGGTGCTCTAGAGGACTACAAGGATGCCTCAGAGGCTTTAGCTGCTGGGGATGCCAAGGCTATCCGTGAGGTTCACGGGTTCCGCCATCTTCCATACAAACCCGACGGCATTGTCGATGCAAAATCATTGCTCGAAGTCGTCACAACACCATCGCCACCGGCAGATCATGACTATCCGTTTCAAGGATTACAATCAAAGCTTCACGGGATCAGGTACGGAGAGCTTGTCTGCGTTACTGCAGGATCAGGCACTGGAAAATCGTCCTTCTGTCGCCACCTATGTGCTCACTTGCTTGACAAAGGAGAACGGGTCGGTTACCTGGCACTTGAAGAGTCAAACCGCCGTACAGCTCTCGGGCTTATGTCCACAGCCGTCGGCAAAAACCTCTACCTTGGAGAACCTGATCGATCTGAGCTAGTCGATGCATTCGACAAGTCCATTGGTAAATGGAACTTACATTTATTTGATGGCTTCGGCTCGTACGATCCAGACCACATCTACGAAAGGATCGAGTACATGGCAGCAGGCCTTGAGACTCGTGTTATTTTCCTTGATCACCTATCGATCTTGCTGTCAGGACTTGACGGTGATGAGCGTAAGATGATCGATACTACAATGACTAAGCTTCGGTCACTTGTAGAGAGGACTGGTATTTCAATGTTCCTAGTATCACACTTACGGAGAACTCAATCCGATGTCAACCATGAAGAGGGAGCACGAGTTACGCTCGGTCAACTTCGAGGATCCGCTTCTATTGCTCAACTCAGCGACGCATGCATTGCTCTTGAGCGAGATCAACAGGACGGATCTGAACGAAATGCTACGACTATTAGAGTCCTTAAAAATCGATATTCTGGCGAAGTTGGCGTCGCTGGACAAATAACTTACAACCTTTCCACCTGTACCTTTGAAGAGTATGAAGCTCAACCCGACTTCGATCCGACAACCGATTTCTAACGATTGGAAGGATCTCAAACGGCCTAACCCACCTACTGCCGAGTCAATCAAGAAGGCTCAGTTTGTAGACAAAACCTACAAATGGACAGGTAGGTGAAACAGGCACTATTGATGTGCGCAGTCCTTCTGTTGAGTGTCTTTGCACTGATCGAAGGTGCACATCTACAACACCATCAATCGCACCCGTGCGTGCACGAGCCCAAAAGAAATGTTGATTTTTGACATAGAAACAAACGGTCTCCTCGATGATGTTACCAAAATCCACTGCATTGTCATCTATGATAGCGAAACAGATCAAACCCTTATCTATAACGACGAGGGTACAACGGAACCTGTTGTACGTGGCGTACAGCGTCTCGAAGATGCTGACATCATTGCCGGTCACAATATCATCGGCTATGACATCCCCTGCGTACGTAAGATATTTCCTTGGTTTGAACCGCACGCCTTGATAGTTGACACACTGCTCCTATCTCGTCTGTATCACACCGACATCCATGAGAAGGATCGCAGGCACAAATGGAAAGGCATGCCGCTACAACTGTACGGTCGCCATTCCCTCGAAGCCTACGGTCATCGATTGGATGAACATAAAGGTGAGTTCGGTAAAGACGCTGACTGGTCTGAGTGGAGTCAAGAGATGCAGGATTACTGCGTCCAAGATGTAAACGTTACGAAGAAACTATGCGACCACTTCCGCCCTTACCTGAGTGGGTTACGCTAGAGCACCAAGTTGCTCAAATTCTCACCGAACAGGAACTACATGGATGGTATTTTGATGAACGCGCTGCATGGGAACTTGCATCGACTCTCAGAACCGAACTTGAAAAAACTTATCAACTACTACGCGACAGGCATCCTTACGTTGCCGGATCAGTATTTACTCCTAAACGAAATAACCGGACCCAAGGCTATGTCGATGGCGCTCCATTCACCCGTCTGAAAGAGACGAACCCCACATCCCGAGACCATATATCATGGATCCTGCAAACATATCATGGCTGGAAGCCGAAGGAATTGACTCCTACTGGGAAGCCGATCATCGACGAAGTTATCTTGAAGGAGATTGCCTCCGGTGGGATTACGATTGCCGAGGACTTCTTGAAGTGTCTCGATATTACGAAGAGCTTGGGGATGATCTCGGAAGGCACGAACGCATGGCTGAAGCTATGTACGACTGCTAGCCGTATCCATCACCACTGCTCTGTTGCAACCAACACGCACAGATGTGCACACCGTAAACCAAATTTAGGACAAGTAAAAAGTGACGCAGAGTTCAGGAAACTGTTCAAGCCCACACCAGGGCAAATTATGGTTGGTGCTGATCTTGCAGGTATTGAACTTAGGATGCTCGCTCATTACCTTGCACGCTATGACGGGGGTCGCTACGCAGATATTCTCCTCAATGGCGACATTCACCAAGTCAATGCCGACAAAATTGGAATCTCCAGAAGAGCTGTCAAGACAGTTTCGTACGCCTTTCTCTACGGAGCTGGAGATGCCAAAATCGGACTAAGTTATGACTCATCTCTCAGCCCAGCTAGAGCTAAATCCAAAGGTAAAGAAATTCGTGCGGCATTTGTGGACGCAATTGACGGGCTTGCCCAGCTTCTTGAGGCAATCAAGAAGGCGAGTGAGGCAGGCTTTGTTCGGTCCATAGACAAGCGCAAGATCCTAGTTGACAGCCCGCACAAGGCTTTAAACTATCTTCTCCAATCAGGTGCTGGTGTTATTGCTAAGCGCTGGATGCTCATCAACCATTTAAACACACGAGAGTTGTGCTGTTCACAGCTCGCCTTTATACATGACGAATTACAATTCGAGTGCGATCCCGCCCACGCAGACGCTTTATCAGCATCCCTGGTACAAAGCGCTGAAGCGGCTGGAGAGTACTATTCACTACGCCTCCCAATCAGTGCAGAAGCAAAACAAGGGAGGGACTGGTCGGAGGTCCACTAATGAGTAAAAACTTAGTCAACAAAATTAAGTTTGAATCTAAAGCTAAATTTAAACACACCCGACAGGGGCAGGGCAAACACAGTAAACCCTCCCATGGCAGGAAACTGTCAAGGGGACAGGGAAAATGAAGCTCCTAATTGATGCCGACTACATTGTTTACAAATCCTGCGCTGGTGCAGAAGAAGACTACGACTGGGGCGATGATGTCATCACCGTGGTCAGTCGATTCTCCGAAGCGTTAAGTAACGTAAACAGAGAACTCTCAAAAATTAAAACTGAGTTTATGTGGGACACACCTGAACTGGTGCTGTTCTTTAGTGACTCTAAGAATTTCAGGAAAAAAATTTACCCTGATTACAAAGGACATCGAAACCGGAAAAAGCCATGTGGCTACCGCCGAGTAATCACAGCACTATCGCAGCAGTACGAAGTGATTCGTATGGCTGAGCTAGAAGCTGATGATGCTATGGGCATCTATGCCACAGCTAACCCTGGCAACATCATTGTCTCACCAGACAAAGACATGCGTCAGATCCCTGGTAAGCTGTACAACCTTGACGAACTCGTTGAGGTTACAGCTGAGGAAGGTATGCAATGGCATTACGTACAAACACTTGCCGGCGATCAGACCGACGGCTATGGTGGTGTGCCTGGTATCGGAGTTAAAAGAGCTGTTGCTTTATTTGAAGAGGACGGATACACCTGGGACACCGTTGTCAAAGCTTTTGCTGGCAAGGATCTCGGTGAGGATGTAGCTCTGATGAATGCACGGCTAGCTAAAATCCTAACCATTGCAGACTATGACTCAGACAAACGGGAAGTCATTCCCTGGAGCCCCGCCTCCGCCGGTAACTGAACTTACCATTGAGCAGTCCTTTAAAATGAGAAGGCTTGAAGACCTTCTACCTGAGGCACAGAAGGAGGACATCATTACTCTCCTTCTTGCCTTGCAACGACAGAACTTTGCTCTGTCAAACACGCTCTCTAATCTTCTAAAACATTGGCGTTCACCGACCGAGAACTACTAATCCTACGGGGTATGGTAGAGTCACGAGCTATGTATCGTGGCGTTGTATGTATGAATGTACGGGTATGGGAACCATGGATGGAAGATTTATTGAGTAAACTAATTAAAGCCACCGCCCACCTAGAATCCCCATGGGACCATCATATTACAAACGAGGAACAATAGAGGTCTGGGATTTCATTAGAGATCAGGACCTTTCGTACCACCTCGGCAATGCTGTAAAGTATATCTGCCGAGCAGGGTACAAAGATAATTACGTTCAAGATCTTGAGAAAGCAATCCACTACTTGACCAACGAATTACACCATGTCGCTCCTAAGCAACCAAGCGATCGAATTTCGGAACGCATACCGTATACGGAACGATTTGAGCCGCCGCCAGATGCAGCGGACTTTGATCGTTGAGGAGTTCAAAGAGTTCCTTGAAGCTGATCAGAAGATGTCACTCATGCATCCGCCTGATCGAGAGGCTTGCTTAAAAGAGCTAGCCGATCTAGTCTATGTCTGTGCTCAGTATGCTGAGAACATGGACTGGGACCTGGAGCAAGCGCTCCGGCGTGTCCACAAATCTAATATGTCCAAGCTAGGTAATGACGGCAACCCGATCTACCGCGAGGACGGAAAGGTCCTCAAAGGACCGAACTATCAACCACCTGATTTATCTGATTTAGTTTAATGTCTAACCTTATCGCTCGGACAGGACGAGTACAATCCTGGCTTGATGATCCCACCGCTCGCCTGCCTGTGTCTTGCACTGTCTTTGTGGTGGAGGACTCAATGGAGGGACCTAATGGAATCGAAGCTAGCTGGAGATTTGTGTCGCATGCTCTGCGATACGGAGCAGGCTGCGCGGTCCACCTGTCGGAACTGCGACCCCGCGGTGCTGAAAATGGAAAGGGACTTGTTGCATCTGGCCCAGTCTCGTTCGCAAAGATCTACTCCACACTAAATGAAATTTTACGTCGCGGAGGAGTGTACAAGAACGGAGCTGTGGTGTGCCACCTCGATCTCCGGCACACTGATGCACTAGAGTTTATTACAACTCCACGTCATGAACTGCCGTGGGTTAAGCGTTGTATCAACATCACACCTGAATGGTGGGAAGCATGTACCTTCAAGGATGAACTTCTCCATGGCATTAAGTCTGGAGACATCTGGCTCAACAAAGTAAAACACGATGACAAAGGAAACCGGATCCGAGGAAACGTCTGTCTGGAAGTATACCTGCCCTCACGAGGAACGTGCCTGCTACAGCACGTATCTCTGGGTGCCTGTGAGTTTGACGACATACCAACAGCTTTTCGTGAAGGCATGCAACAGCTGTGTGAACTACATTCTAAAACAGGAGTTGGTGACTCTGGTGAATACCTGCCCTCTGACACCGACCGTCAAGTCGGACTCGGAATGCTCGGACTGGCCAACCTCCTACGAAGGTACGGAGTAACCTATGAGCAATTCGGGGTGGCTCTGGACCAGTACAATGCAGGAGAAGTGGTACGCACGCCAGCTTTCGAGCTGGTCTCCCAGTTTGCATCTGGTATTGATCTTGCCGCCAGTGTTGCACGCGATAATAATATGGTGCGAGCCTTCGCGATTGCTCCAACTGCCTCCTGCAGTTATCGAAGCAAGGATCTGGATGGCTATACTAGCACACCAGAGATTGCACCACCCATTAGCCGGACGGTTGACCGAGACAGCGGTACGTTCGGTGTGGAAACATTTGAATATGGCGACGTAGAGATCGCCTCAGAAGTTGGTTGGGACAACTACAAGCGTGTTGCTGATGGCATCATGACGTTGCTTGACCGTACGGGACTTCTTCACGGGTATAGCTTCAACAGTTGGAGTGACGTCGTTACGTATAACGAGGCCTTTATCGAAGAGTGGTTGGCATCGCCGCAAACCTCCCTTTACTACAGCTTGCAAGTTATGGGCGACGTTCAAGATAAGAGTTCTGCCTACGCTGCTCTCGACGAAACGGAAGTCGATGATTACCTTGCAAGTCTTCTGGAAACTGAAGAACCTACTTGTGACTGTGCAGAATGAACCCCTACGAAAAACTAATGGCGCGAAAGCGCAAATGGACACCAGTCCAGACAACTGCAGGTACTTGCAAAGAGGGAGCGGAGGAGACGATCTTCCGTGCTCTTGCCTTGCGACATATGGAACTACCTGTGGGAGATTTTATAACTGATGCGTTAGAAAAGAATGTTCCAGCTGCGGCGCGTAAGCTGCTTGAATCAAACGTCAAAGACGAGGAGAACCACGACCTCGCTTTGGGTTACATTGCCAAAGCCTATGGAGTGGATGAAAAAGCTGAGAAGGAAGCGCTGGCTCTCCAAAAAGCGTGGATTGCGCATCCTGATCACACGATTACCAAAGCGATGGTTGCCGAACGTGCAATTTTCTTTGTTCTATTACCCTTCTTTCGTTTTTGTGGTGACGCTGGTATGCGCACGGTCAGCGCAGACATCAGCCGAGATGAACAGATCCATGTCGCCGGGAACTCTTTGGTATGTAAAGAACTGGATCTTGAAATTTCCCCATCGCTAGATAAGTTACGTAAAGCTACAATCAATTGGGTGATGCAACCCCTCAAGGTTGGAGCATCCGATAAATATCTGGACAAAAAATTTTGGCTGGATTCCAGCGACCGCCTGATGTATGAAGGCAAAGCTCCTGAGCTTGTCGCCACCAAGGCAGCTAGAATGCCAGCTTTCTTCGAGCACTCTAATGTCAACCTCCCCCAATACGCTTAGCTTTGGTCTTACAGTTGAGCGTTTATTTGAAGAACTAGAAGACCGCTTCCCGCTGACCAACCCCAGTCCTGATACAAGCATCAACTCGATCATGTATCAGTCTGGTCAGCGTAGTGTTGTGGACTGGATTCAATCACGTATCTCAAACGACGAGGACCCTTAACTATGTGCGGCGGAAACGACGCTAAGAAACAGCAACGTGCAGCGGAACGCCGCGCACGTGAAGAAGCTCGGCGTGCAGCTGAGGAAATGAGGCGGCAGCAACAAGAAAACGAGCGCCGTCTTGAGCAGATGCGCCAGCAAGCTGCCAAGCAGCAGCGTGCTCAAGAGCTTGCAACTGCTAACCAACTGAAGAATCGCGACTTTGCAACTGGTGCTGCTGAAGGCACCGTTCAAATGGCTAAGCCTAAGAAGCGTGCGACCCGTCGCCGGCTTCGTATCCCCCTTGCTAACACCGGACTCGCTGGTGGCGCCAGCGGACAGAACACTCCTTAATAGATTAAATCATGACAGCTCGTACTAGATACGATCATCTAGTAGGTGGCCGCCATCAATACCTTGACATGGCGGTTCAATGCTCTGAGCTTACTCTCCCTTATCTTATTACTAGAGACGAGACACGAGTCACACATAAAACCTTGCGGCAACCCTGGCAATCAGTGGGTGCCAAAGGTGTTGTGACTCTGACGGCTAAACTTATGCTTAGCCTTCTCCCTCCCAGCACCAGCTTCTTTAAGCTTCAGATCCGTGACGAAAAGCTAGGCACTGAGATGCCTGCTGACATTCGTTCTGAACTTGACTTGTCTTTTGCAAAGATTGAACGTATGATCATGGATGCTATTGCAGCATCTACTGACCGCGTGCAAGTCTTTCAGGCAATCAAGCACCTGGTGGTGGGCGGCAATGCGCTCCTGTTTATGGGTAAGGATGGTATTAAGCACTATCCATTGAACCGTTACGTTGTAGAACGTGATGGTAACGGCAACGTAATTGAGATCGTAACTAAAGAACTTGTCAGCAAGCACCTCTTGCCTGCTGAGATCCAAGACAAACACGCACAAAGCGTAAACAACAACATCAATCGAACCAACGATGATGTAGAGATCTACACTCATGTTCGACTCGACAACAACCGTTGGGTCTGGCATCAAGAGTGCTACGATATGCTTATCCCTGACTCAAGGGGTAAGGCTCCTAAGGATGCAAGTCCTTGGATTGTACTAAGATTTAATTCAGTTGACGGTGAGAACTACGGAAGAGGACGGGTTGAAGAGTTTCTTGGAGATCTCAAATCCCTCGAATCCCTTTCACAAAGCATCACTGAAGGTTCTGCAGCAGCGGCTAAAGTCGTCTTTGTGGTATCACCTTCTAGTACTACCAAGCCAGCTACTATTGCAAAGGCAGGTAACGGTGCTATCGTTCAAGGACGGCCAGATGACATTGGTGTTATCCAAGTCGGGAAGACCGCTGACTTCGGTACCGCCATGCAGCTCATGGCTACCCTAGAGAAACGATTGAGTGAGGCATTCCTGATTCTCAACATCCGTCAGTCAGAGCGTACCACTGCTGAAGAGGTACGTATGACACAGATGGAACTAGAGCAACAGCTCGGCGGACTATTCTCTCTGCTTACTGTTGAGTTCCTTGTACCTTATCTTAACCGTAAAATGCTGATGCTGCAACGCAGTGGTCAGCTACCTAAGATCCCACGCAACATGGTCAACCCGACTATCGTTGCTGGTATCAACGCTCTAGGCCGCGGCCAGGATCGTGAGTCTCTCACTGCTTTCCTCGGTACGTTGTCACAAACGATTGGTCCTGAACAGATGATGTCCTTGATCAATCCTGAAGAAGCAGTCAAGCGTCTTGCTGCTGCTCAAGGTATTGACGTGCTCAACCTTGTACGGTCTATGGATGATCGTGAGGCAGACAATGAAGCTGCTGCTGAAACACAGGAACAACAGATGATAGCACAAATGGCACCACAGTTGCTCAAGGCTCCCATCGCTGATCCTACTAAAAACCCACAGGCCGGCCAAATGATCAACCAACTGGTTGGTGAAGATGTCGTTCCTCCCCCTGAACAGTAACAACTATGGCAGAACTAATTACGTACGATCCCAGTAATGATCCTCAAGCGCTAGCAGAGGCAGAGGCTCGTGATGCTGAGTCCCTGGCTAAACACCAGGAGTACGAAGAGAAACGGCAAAGCCCGTACGCTAACAAGTTTGACTCTCCTGAGCAGCTCGAACAGGCTTACCTGGAACTGCAAAAGAAACTAGGTGAGAGTTCAAACGAGCAAGGTGATGAAGGCGAAGAGCAGGAGGTTTCCGAAGAATCTGAAGAAACCACTGATGAATACGAAACTTCAATTGACGATGAGATCCTCGAAGTCTTCGACCTTCTGGATGATGAGTACAATGAAACTGGAACGCTGAGTCAAGAGAGCATGGATGCTCTGGCTGAGCTACCACCTGGTGAGCTGGTACAAGCTTACCTTCAGTACAATAAAAACCTAGAACAATTCGACGGTGGTCGAGAGTTGTCTGATGCTGAAGTCGAGGCTGTGTACAAGCAGGCTGGCGGTGAGCAGCAGTACAACGAGATGGTTAACTGGGCTTCACAGAACTTCTCTCCTGAAGAGGTTCAAGCCTTTGACAATGTAATTGAAAGCGGTGATCCTGCTACTATCAGCCTTGCGTTACGTGCCCTTACAAGCAGCTACAACGACGCTATGGGTATGGACGGCTCTATGCTGCAAGGCAAGCCCTCTACAGCCCGTAGCGTGTACCGTAGCCAGGCTGAACTGGTACGTGACATGAGCGATCCTCGCTATGACAGAGACCCTGCTTATCGCGAAGAGATCGCCCAGAAGCTTGCACGCTCTGGAGAATTGATGTGACCTACGTTAAAGAAGACGGAGGTCGCCTAAACCTTTACGCTATTGAACCACCTATGTACATCGACGAAAACTCCATCCCCCATAACGAGCGTGCCGAGCGTCTTAACGGACGCCTGGCAATGCTTGGTGTCATTGCTGCGATCGGATCGTATGCAGTGACTGGTCAACTTATCCCTGGTATTTGGT